AACTGTGTTCTGGATCAAATCCATAATGAGACCCAGTGTTATTACTCATCTTAATCATACCATGATTATCGGGAGTGCCTATATGATATTTTTGAGATTGTAATGTAGTTCCATCAAATAATAACCCAGCCTCTGCATTGATAGCAGTAGATGAAGAAGCAGTTAAAACTCTGTTGTTAACAAAATTAGAAATTGCAGTAATCCCAGCCTGCTCACCTTTCTGACCTTTCTGGCCAACTTCACCTTTCTGACCTTTTTGTCCTGTATCACCTTTCTGGCCAACCTCGCCTTTCTGACCCTTGTCACCATTCGTTCCGTTCGTTCCTGCTTCGCCTTTCTGTCCCTTGTCGCCTTTCTGCCCCTTGTCGCCTGTACCGCCTTTCTGGCCAACTTCGCCTTTCTGACCTTTCTGGCCAACCTCGCCTTTCTGACCTTTTTGTCCTGTATCACCTTTCTGGCCAATTTCTCCCTTCTGGCCTTTATCGCCAACTTCACCTTTCTGACCCTTATCGCCATTGGATCCAGCAACGCCCTTAACACCAGCTTCACCAGATAGATCTGATACATAGGAGTATGAAGAACCGTCCCAAAGATAAAGTCTTGAGTTCTCAGAATCCTCAACATCACCAGTTTCGATGATAGCAAATTCACCAGCCGAAATACCAGTTGGCGAACTATCGGCTGTCAGCGCTGACACTGAGGAATAGGTTTTTGCTATGTTAAACCCTAAACCAGTTTCACCTTTTTGACCTTTATCGCCTTTCTGACCTTTTGCGCCAGTTCCACCAGTGTCGCCTTTCTGACCTTTATCGCCTTTCTGACCTATATCACCTTTCTGGCCAGTATCGCCTTTCTGGCCAACTTCACCTTTCTGACCTTTATCGCCAACTTCACCTTTCTGACCCTTATCCCCAGTAGCGCCTATATCACCAGTGTCGCCTTTCTGACCTTTCTGACCTTTGTCGCCAGTTAAGCCAGTGAGTCCAACCTCACCCTTTTGACCCTTAGCGCCAGTGTCACCTGTATCACCTTTCTGGCCAATTTCTCCCTTCTGACCTTTGTCGCCAGTTTGGCCAGTGAGTCCAACCTCACCCTTTTGACCTTTGGCGCCTGTTGCGCCAGTGTCGCCTTTCTGACCAATCTCCCCCTTCTGACCCTTGTCGCCTATATCGCCTTTAGCGCCAATATCGCCTTTTTGACCCTTGTCGCCAGTGTCGCCAGTAAGTCCAACCTCGCCTTTCTGACCCTTTTCTCCAGTTAAGCCAGTGTCGCCTATTTCACCTTTCTGACCTTTGGCGCCTGTTGCGCCTGTGTCGCCTTTCTGACCTATATCGCCCTTTTGACCAATATCGCCCTTTGCAGTTACCGAATATGGCGTTGTTGGGCTGGAAAATGAACCGAAATCGTATTCAACATCATCACCATAGATGTCACTAGAAAGCATGTTTCCAGTAATAGTTCCAATGTTGATAGAATTATTTGCGTGTAGTTTACCGTTAGTTCCGAAAACTTCATTACCGCTGATCGTGAGGGATGATAGATTTGCGCCAATCTCAAATATGTCATCACCGCCACGAGAATAGAGTTTCTGATCTGCGGTGTTGAGAGCGAGTTCTCCCTCGACTATATTTGATGTGGTTGGATTATTTCCAGCGACATTGCTTCGCTTGATTTTGACAACTGATGCCATATCTATGGTTCTCTTTGATCAAACCTTATATAAGGTAAATATACAAGGGGGAGATGCTTATATAAGCATTATTTCTCCCCCGAACTTAGGCTATTTAGTAAGTTCCGCCATCAATAATTGCATCAACTTGCGCCAATGCGTATGAAGCGTGGGCTGCGTTGACAGTTGATCCTGGCTCAGAAGTGAGGCCATCATAGAATTTGAACGCACCATCAGATGCATCTCTGAAGTAACCAGCATATTTGGATGTAGCTGACTCGATATACATACCATACACACCAGTATCAACTGTGTCGGCTGCGTTATTAGCAGACAACTTCAGCATAGAATCATCTACATTTACGGTAGAAGATGAAATATAAGTGGTAGAACCTTCAACGGTCAAATTGCCGTCAATATGAGTATTACCAGAAACAACAAGGTTTTCACCAACATTCAATTGACCAGTAACAGTCACATCATCTGGTAATCCGATTGTTACTGTGGAATTTTCACTACCAGATCCGGAAACGCTAATTTCGTTGGCAGTACCAGAAATTCCAGCAACATAATTACCAGTGGTATCTGTACCAAGAGCAACGGAGTTTGGCTGAATAGTTGTGGTTAGTTCTACATTACCAGAACCGTCAAAACTTACAGAAGAAGCTGAAACATCACCAGTTAAGCTGAAGTTTCGGGCAGTTTCTAGAGCGGTGGCAGTAGCAGCGTTGCCAGTTGTATCCTGATTACCTTGAGTGTTTACGCCTGGAAGGTTGATATTGGCAGTACCATCGAACGAAACGCCACCAATTGTTCTGGCAGTTTCCAGAGCAGTAGCAGTAGCAGCGTTGCCAGATGTATTTGCGGTAATTTGATCTGGTAAGCTAAGAGTTATCGCTGCGGATTCACTACCAGAACCAGAAACATCAATTTCTCCAGCAGTACCAGCAATTGTAGCAACATAATTACCAGTAGTGTCAGTACCAAGGGCAACCGCATTAGCGCCAATGGTGGTTGAGATAGAAACATCTTGAGAACCGTCAAAAGAAACTGAACCGCTGATATCACCAGTTAGACTGATTGTTCTTGCTGTAGTGAGCGTATCAGCAGTAGCACCAGCAACGGTAATAATATTCGAACCATCATATGAGTATAATTTTTTATCAGCTAAGTTAATAGCGAGTTCGCCGACCTCAAGGGAAGATGGCACCGAACTGGGCGTTGAACTTCTTTTTAATTTTATAATAGACGCCATTGTTAAGATCCTATTTTTGTAGTTATTATATTATCTGAGACCGCCCTTTCTTGTTGGGGGAACTTTTCTTTCTTTATTTATAATAACAGATTTGTCAACATGAGTTTTTAAATACTCTATTTCTTTGCCTTGCCTTTCAATTGTCTCAGTCATTTCAGCAATTTGAGAGATAATTGGAGGAGGAACTGGTATAGCCTCAGCTCTAGCTCTTTCGCCTTCGAGCGTTTCTGTCAACATAATAATTTTGGTTCTCAAGGCAACAATAATTTTATTCAGTTCTGCTATTTCACTTTCTGCTTGTTTACTATATGCTCCTAAAATTTTCTCAGCATCAACAAAATCATTCACGAATATTCACCACCATTCAAATCATCAAAAACTGGAGCGCCTGTGTTAGAAACTTGCATTATTTGACCGCTAGTGCCTGTTGCTTGTACGACCATACCATTAGCAGCAGTGTACATTAAACCATTTTCAACAAAATTGGTAAGAACTAATTTCTCAACTGTAGCTTTTTCTTGAACTGTTATACTGCTGAATGTTCTATCAACATCTGTTCCCATAACTATACTTTCTAGATTGGCAACCTTATCGACAAGAAGTTTCCCACCAATATACTCAACAGAAACTGCAGAACCAGATGTGTCTGTTTGACCAATATACAGCTTATCAGAAGAAAACGAATATGCCAATTCACCATTAGCCAAACTCGCAGGAGCATTATTTGATTGGCTTCGCTTTATGGCTATTACAATTTGCTCAGGCATTAGAAATCGTTTCCTCCATCGAGAGAAACAACATCTCCATCTACAACTAATAGGTTTCTTAATTGAAATGTTTTAGAACTTGCTTCATATACTAAAACAGCACCATCTGGAAGGGAATTCATATCAACATCAGCGAGATCTTTGACATTAGATCCAGGTTGAAATGTTTTCAGAGTGACATTGGTACCAGAATCTCTTTGGACGACTCTATTCGTATTGGTGGTTCCAAACTTTACATTAAATTCCGACATCTATATCTCCCAAGTCGCTACTGTTTATATCCTCGACTGAATTATATTTTAGTGACCTGAGGAGTAACGGTGGCGATTCCTTCTACTAATCTTGTTCTATTGTTTGCTGCGCTTGTTATTTCAACATCATAAACATATCTTCCAGCTTCTATTGTTTCGGTAGTTGCTCTCGATAAAGATAAGGTAACAACCCCACTGCTTCTGTCAGCAGCAAAGATAATATCAAAATCATAAGCTGTCGAGGAAGCATAATGTTTCCGAATTTGACCAGCGCCAGTGTAACCAGTCAGATCAGTTGCAGTTCCATCATCCTCTGTCACAGTAAGTGAAGTTGAGTAATCAGCACCCTGATCGATGATTATATTCGCCTTTGCTCCCATTACTCGCCCTTTTCTTCTTTTTCCAGTTCTATCTGCTTCTGAACTTCTTGAATTTGAGATTTAAGCTCTTTATTTTGTTCTGTAATTTCTTTAATTGATTCAATTAATAGTGGCACAATTTTTTCATATTGTACTGTTTTGTATCCTTGGTCGTTCTCGATTGGCGCATCTGTTACTGCTTCTGGTAATACAGATTCTACCTCTTGCGCACTCACGCCAACTCTTATCTTATCGTTTGGATCAAGACCCATTTTTATTGCTAGTTCGTTTGGCTTGAATGTGAATCCATTTAATTTGTTTACCTTATCAAGAGCGTTTTCGATGTTACCTATTCTAGTTTTTAGTCTGTCGTCAGAATAGTATGCAACAATGTCACCCACACAACGAATTTCATTTGCTGCCGACCCAGTAGTTTGACCAATCATCAATCCTTCAAAATGAACATTATCAGTTGTTCTTAGATTCTGGTTCATAGTATCAGCAAAAGAATTATCAGTAAACCTTCCATCAAGATCCACAGTGATATCAGTACCGACCGATGTATCAAGAGTTAAAACGCCATTCCCTGTATTAAACGAAGCGCTCGTGACGACATCTGCAATTAAACTCGTACCGCTGATAGATAACCCTGTACTCGGAGTAAGGAATGCAAAATCGGTCGCACTATCATCCCAGAAAACAATACGATCAGCATCTGGATCAGTTAAAGAAATGACGCCCTGTTCGCCTTTCTGACCTTTATCGCCTTTCTGACCTTTTTGTCCTGTATCGCCTTTCTGGCCAGTATCGCCTTTCTGGCCAACTTCACCCTTTTGACCTTTCTGACCTTTATCGCCTTTCTGGCCAGTATCGCCTTTCTGGCCAACTTCGCCTTTCTGACCTTTTTGTCCTGTATCGCCTTTAGCTCCAGTGGCTCCGACTTCACCCTTTTGACCTTTCTGACCTTTATCGCCTTTAGCTCCAGTATCGCCTTTAGCTCCAGTGGCTCCGACTTCACCCTTTTGACCTTTCTGACCTTTATCGCCTTTAGCTCCAGTATCGCCTTTAGCTCCAGTGGCTCCGACTTCACCCTTTTGACCTTTTTGTCCTGTATCGCCTTTAGCTCCAGTGGCTCCGACTTCACCCTTTTGACCTTTCTGGCCAACTTCACCTTTTTGGCCAACTTCACCCTTTTGCCCTTTCTGGCCAACTTCGCCTTTCTGGCCAACTTCACCTTTCTGACCTTTTTCACCCTTTGGACCTTGTAGTGCTGCATTGGTAATTGATGCTTTCTTCAATTTACCAGTGTCGCTACTATCAAGAATTAATAGATAATCACTACCAAGAACGCTAGTTGACAAGTCAGTTCTATCAGAAATAGTTCTACCGCTGTCGGTTAGTATTTCATCATAGTTTGTGCCGTCTTCAGTTATTTGCCATATATCACTTGTTTCGTTCCAACGAAGCGCAACATTAGCAGAACTTCCTCGATTAACTTCAATCCCAGAATGTTGAGATGGCGCAACTCCAGAGCCAAGGTCGCTATTAAGAGTTATAATGTTATCAGCTAATTTTATTTCTTCAGTGTTGACAGTGGTAGTGGTTCCAGAAACAACCAAATTTCCAGAAATTACTACGTTTTCTGAAACGCTCAGTTGACCACCGACCGTAACATCATTTTGAAGATCCGAATTATTTGTTACAGTTATGTTACTGAAATTAGATGATGCTGTGGTAGTAATCCCTCCAGGAATATCAACTCGATCATAAAATACAGTATTAGCATATACTCTTAATGTAGAAAGACCGCCATTACCGTGCATCGCGCTTCTGGTTGCTTCGCTTTCAAGAGTTCGGTCAGTACCAATTTCTACTGTAGATCCATTAGCAGTTAAGTTACCATATAGATTTGAAGCACCGTTTGCTGTCAGCGTAGTTGCGCTCGCAGCGTGTAATGATGTAGACCCACCAGCGCTCAGATCTCCAGTCACTGTTAAGTCGTCGCCAATCGTTACATCGTCAGGCAACCCTACAGTAACAGTTCCATTTGTTCTTGAAACATTAACTTCATTAGTAGTTCCTGCAACTGAAAGAACCGCACCATTTAATGAATTGCCAAGAGTGACATTTCCGCTAGAAACATCAAAATCATCAGTATCAAATTTAGCAATACCTTTGTTAGTAGCAGAAGCATCTTCACCGCTTATAGTTACTGTATTTGCAGTTAACGCAATGTTTACGCCTTCACCTTCATTGAAGTTTATTGTCTCACCAAACTCTGGAGAAAAATCAGCGCCAGTTCCATCTGTCGCTATAGTATAACTGCTTTTATGTATTTGGGCGTTTCTTATGGTACTATCAGTAATAGAATTGTTTACATGCAGCTTACCGTTCTGTCCAAATATAACTGTAGAATTATAAGAAATGCTATCTTTAAATTGTATTGATCCGTTGGCTATTAGGGTTGTAGCAGTCACGCCATTAAGAGCTGAAGCTCCATTGGCAGTCAAAGAAGTCACGCTCAAGCCATTAAGAGTAGAACTTCCATCAACATTTAAACTAGAATTGAAATCAACAGCGCCATTAGCTGTTAGAGTTGTAGCAGTCACGCCATTAAGAGCTGAAGCTCCATTGGCAGTCAGAGTGGTGACAGACAAACCATTAAGAGTAGAACTTCCATCAACATTTAAACTAGAATTGAAATCAACAGCGCCATTAGCTGTTAGAGTTGTTACAGTTGTTCCGTTTAATGCGCTAGAACCCGAAACACTCATGTTACCAACAAAAGTAGCAGATCCGTCCGAATCAACAGTTGCGACAACTGAGTTTGCTGAATCAGTTATAACAAGTTTTGAATCTCCAGCAGTATCAGCTAATTGTAAATACAAGTCAGAATCGCCAATAGTCGCATCAGCTGCAAGGAATATTTCTACCTTGTCGCCTTCGCCACCAGCAAACCTCAAATGAGGAGAATCTTTATTATCGCTAAAAGTTGTGTTTGAGCCAGAAAGAATAAGATGAGCAGAGTTTGACGATAAATCAGTAACATCTCGTAGAGTTAAAGATTTGAATTCTGGGTTATCGTTTTCTCCTGAAATTCTTAAGAATTGGCCAGTACTACCGCCACCAACAATTATTCGGCTGATATCGCCAAGGTTGACTCGGTCAGCACCAGCTGTATTAAATATCACATTACCATTGAATGTAGTATTGGCATTTACAGTGAATGTTTGAGGATTAACAATTGTATTTGAAGCGATTGTAATTGTCCCGCCAGTAACAGTGGATGTATTGCCACCCTTTAGCGTATTCGCTCTAAATTCAGTTGCGGATAAAGTTCCTTTAATGTGACCATTTCCTTGAGAAACTGCACCTCTGTTGGCAGAACCGCTTCGAGCAACTGTCACAACATTATTGCTAATGATTGTAGCAATATAGTTTGTGTTCAGCCTCCAAGTATTGAAACTATTGTTAAGTTCTGTATTTGAAACATTAACTGTCATTTGGAATCTCTATTGTCAAAGTTATTTTACTTATTTATTAGTGTTGCTAACATTGTTTTTATGTCAGCTAAATCATTTTTCAATTGATCGACTTCTTCGCGCAAATCTTGTCTATTCTGAATCCTATCTTTAGTCATGGAGTGTTTTCTTTTTTCAGAATCGTTGTTGAAAAAAATAACTCCACTGGATATATCTTTTCTCAAATCTGGACGATTGGCAACATTAATCAATTTCATTATGTTATTGGCAATGGCGCCTTATGCGCTTCAACGGCTAAATTATCTATTTCTGGAGAATAAGATGTTCCTCTAGTTTCAGGTTTTGTATATACGACCTTTATTTGATATTCATCAATACCATGATGAATTGAACCGTCACCAGAACGATATGAAATGACACCATTATTGGATGTATTTTCTCTCAACAAATTACTTGTTCCTAAGAAATTGTCACCATTAGTATTTGCTGAAATTCTATGACTCAGTAATATCTTATCACCCCTATCCCCAAGAGTAGATCGTTCTTTCGGGTAAGAATCATAAATTGTCATTTGAGTATAATTTTTGTCAGCTAGTGGTTCTGAATCATTATCATTCTTTGCCCTAACATACAAATATATTCCACTTTCATTTGGATAATATGCCGATGTCACAATATTAATTCTTTCAGAAGGATCACTAGATGTTTTGCTAGTTGCCCTCATCGGCTTACTGATATATCTAGCTTCCGCATCTCCAGCAGGAATGGTTTCATTAGTTGCATTACTACTCAACCTTTCTCTGGACGCAACAACATTAATCTCGTCAATGTTGACAACTGGAGAAACTTTGTCATCAGTAGTGGTCATTTCGCCTTTAATCAAAAGAGTCGACCCAGTTTTATTAGATCGACTATAAATTCTTTTCATTTCTTTATCAAACTCAACTTCAGTTGCGCCAGTAATCTTAGACCAACTTGTATCAACCGCCCCAGCAGTGCTTGTTGCCTTTACATACCAATCAATACTTGTTCCATGACCAGAAATAAATGGAGTTCTTATATCAACAGAATCTATTTTAGGATTTACTACACCATCAACCTTTGCGGATGCCCCAAATGTTTGCCCACGAACATATTCCCCAGCAGTGAACTTTGCGTCTGCAACAGGTGTTGCGGTTGAATCGGTTAGTCTCAATCTGCCGAAATCTGTATTTACAAAAGAAACAGTTCCGGATACGGTATTGGCTGTGAATGTATTAGCCGAGCCAATTTTAGTTCCAGAAGAATTGTAAACATTGGCTTCGGCAACAAAAGTACCACAAGAATCTATTTTTACAGTCAATATATCATTAACTGTGTCATCATTTACAATTGATCGTATTGTGCCCTGAGCATATCCTGTTACAAATGGACTTGCTCCGTTTTTAGCAACAACATTTTGAACCAAAGTTCCTAAAGTAGGAGCAGTTCCACCAGAATAATCTATTCCCAAAACAGACTCACCAATCACAGTCTCATCAATCTGGAAACCTGTATTGAATGTTGGTTGCCCAGATGGGCTGAGATCACTTATATTCAAAAATTCCAAATCATCATTTTCAAACACAAATTCAGAAGTAACTGTAGTAGAGAATGTAGCATAAGAAAGTTCCATCTTCAGGGATTCATTAGGCAAGTTAGACCAAACTTTACCAGTAGCAGAACCATATAGAGCGCCTATATCTTTGCTAAAAAACGCTTGCCTGTCATTCGCAATATCTGCTTGATTCGCTCGAGCTGTCCACAATTCAAAGTCAGTAGAATCTTCTGTTGGAATTACAGTGATAGCATACCTTTCGCCATTCTTCAAGAATATATTATCATCAAATGTAAAGGTAGTTGATTGTGCTGCTGTTGCGGAAGTATTTACAGAATTGGAATTTATTGACGCACTTTGTCCCAACAAAACATCAGTTGGCTTTCCGTCCTTACCAGTTGTTCTGACTTGAATAAGAACTGAAGAAAGAGAGCTTGATGGTTTCTTTTTAAAATACAATTTTACATTCTTAAGAAATACACCATCGTTGATGGATCCCGACTGCACTATAAATGCTTGAGATAGATAATCAGGAACTTCTTCCTCAACTTGCGTTGTTGTCACAAGAACCTTAGTACCGTCAGCAGCTAATTCAGATAAAGAGATGCCACTGGTTTGTTTCACATCCCTAGCTGACCACCCTGCCTTATTCGATGGAGAATAATAGTACTGACCACAACGAGTTGTAGCTCCAACCTTTCCTGAGCTTATACCGTTTCCTGCTGGTGGTTTAACATCACTGACTTCCAACAGATGCTTAAACCCTTTAAACTTCATGACAGAATCGTTTGGTATTTTAAAATAAAAAGTCAAATTGCCAGAAGAATCAGTTATCAAAGCATTTCCATATGAACCACCTTCAGGTTTGGAATAGTTTGATACATCTCTACCGTCAAATCTTGGCCAAACGCGAGTGTTTGGTTTCAAATTAGTGCATGTAACATCTATTGGCTTATGGGCTTTTAGTGTATATGAATTAGTACCGTCTTTATATCCAGAAACATCTGAAAATTCAGCAAGACCAGTGTAGTCAATACCAGCGTCTTTATATTGTTGCTTCAAGGCTGCTGCGGTTGTAGAAGCCTTTGTATCAATACTCATTTAAACGATTCCTTTAAAAATATTATTTATACAATTGGTATTAATGTCTCGAATTTATATCTTAAAACGCCCCAAACCAAGGATGATACCACAAAGTGCTACCTGTGTTGACTGTAGTAGGTTCAGGTTTTTTAATTGCTTCAACTTCTTGCTCTATTGCGCAAACAGAATGACTTAATTTCATTTGCCCATTATACAACTTGGCCGGCGTAGTGGTTTGTACAGAAACAGTTCTATTTCCAGTGGCAAACGGTTGAGAAACCAAAGTTCCAGTTCCAGTTTCTGTAATAGTAATTTTTTCAGAGCCTGTAGAAACATTTGAAGCGCCAGTTTGAAGCTTCAATTCTATATCTTCTAGAGTCGGTATTGCTCTTAATGGGCTTTCTGAAAAAGATAAATCACTACTCCGAAGCGTATTCGTTATATCATCAGAAGGCGCTGGATCAACAATAATTGAGTCTTTAGGCGGTTCTGCGCAATTAATTGGATCATCAGGTCTCAATGCGCTAGTCTTCAACGCCTCAATCTCAGAACGATTCAAATAAATCAAATTATGATGATTTATAACTTCTTGCTCTAGACCTCGCAAATCAGCCATAGTAAATCGTTTGTTATCTTTCTCCTGCACCAAAACCTCATAAATTGGTCTTCCATAATATGTTGCAGCTTCGGGTGACAAAGAAGGATATGGCGGTATAATCACAGTCGCCAAAGTCATAGCGTTTGAATCTTCTTTTGGAACTTTTGGATTTTCTCCTGGAGCGCCCTTAATAACACTAACAATTCCGTTTGATCTCAAAGTCACCAAGTCTATTCGAGGAAGATATCTTTGGATATCAGCTTGGAAGTTTTTATCAGGTGCTGGTAGATACGCACCATCAGGATCAACATCAAATGTTGTTGCTAAACTTGGATTAGTGGGAGCAGAAACGCCAGCAGTGTTTGCATTAGGTTCTGCTGTATTTGCCTTTATTGGTCTGAAATCTACACTATCCCTCAAATCTAATACTGTTCCGCTTTGAGTTGCATATTTCGGTATTTCTGGAGTTGTTATATTTGTCGCACCAGTTGGGTTAGCATCATCGATTGGGTAAGAATCAACAGTTAAGAACCCTATACCAGCAGAACGATCGCGACCAAAATAGCTGAATTTGACAAGAAGCCCTTTGTTTACAGTATCTAAACTGCTAGTTGCATTCTTGACCAATCTAGATGTATCATAAAATGAATCTCTTTGCCCATCGTCGAGTTTAAATTCTTGAGTGACATCTGTATCTGCAGATGTTACAGTAGTATTCCCACCCAAATAAACAGCAGATATTTTAAATGCATCAGAAACACCAAGAGACCATGGTCCATCAGAAGAAGCCGAATGGCTTCCTGTGTTGATATGTATGAACTTATCTTTTACAACCGTCTTATTAGCTTGAGTGGCATTAGACCTCAGTACATCAAAATAAACAGAAGCGGTAAAGGTTGATGCTAGATTAGCTTGTTCTAGATTAATTTGATGCTGCGAAGTGGTTGATGTAATTGTCCCATTAGAGGCCAAATCATAAATGTATCCAGCAGGAAAAGACTTGGCGTGAGAAGATGTCCCATAAGTATTACTGGTTGATACGCTCATGGATGTGTTATTGACAATATCAACAATTCTTTGGATCGGGTTGGACCCAACCTTTATATACTCGCCAACTCTATATTGAGTGGAAAAAGATGTTCCGGATCCAGTTATTGAATATCCTGACTGCGAAACTTGACCAGTCATCGGGGTAGTTTCGGCAGCAGTTTTGCCAACAATAATTACATTCTTTTCGTCAACACTTGTTAATGGAGCGCCAGTATCGTTGTTGCCCTCAGACCCACCAGTATGTGCTGTATTGGCTGAGACTGTTGCTGTCCCTGCTTGAGAAAATGTAACTGACTTTTCAGTCCTAAAGACATATTGTGTTTGGACCGAATCAGTAGCATCAGCAAGTTTTTTAACGCCCGAATTCTGTAAGGGGAAAACTAAAGATGTCAAACTGGTATCTTGTAGTCTGGCGGTATTATTTTGAAGAACAATATCACCAACGCCATCAGCGTCTGAATTTGAAATATATAAAGACCTTACATCAGAAAAAGATTTCCCCGAATTCATTTGGATATCAAATAGATATATTCTAAATCGACCATCAGGTGTTCCAGCTACGCCTGAATGGTATTGGAATCCTCTGACGCGAGCAGTACCGATCGAACTACCGCTGAGCGATACGCTGCCAAACTCTCGGTCAGTAATAGCATTTTGGGCTGTGTCGTAAAGAGTTACCTGACGAAGCCCTTGGAAATCCCAAGAACCAGCAACTTCATCACAGACCACATAGTTGCCATAAGCCTGCCCAACAATAACATCTTCTTTAACATCGAATGTTGTAGCTTTATCGATCGATTCTCGAACAATGTCTGTCAATTCTGTTCGATATCCTCGAATATAACCAACTGAAGGCTCGACCTCGACTACCAACTTATTTCTGTCTCCATTTTCTGGAGCGCCTGCGGAATAAACACCGCCATTCACTTCAGTCTTTAAATGTTCTTCAATTCTAACTTTGAACGGCTCTAACGCATAGTCGCCAGATTCTTCGTATGTTCTGTTGGCCATCTCAACTTCAAGATCGCCATAGTTTGTATCATTTTCCCTAATAATTCTTCCTTCTTGCAAATCCAAAACAGGGAAAAATCCAGCGGTGTTCGCATCAGTCAATAATTTTGATTTGATTTTAGTTGATATCTTGAGACGACTTGCGCCAGGAGCTGTGAAGTTAGTTGCGCCTGATGCGTTATCCAACAAAGATGAATCTTGATTCGAATCTATAATTGTTTCTATTGTTTCAAAACCAACTCTTAAAGTTGGAGTTGTACTATATTTGCTCACAACACCACTTTGGTTGTGCGATCTTATAAAATGCCCTTTGTGGTAGACAACGCCTTCGCTCGCTCTAGCCCCAAGACCTCTACCAGTAGCAGAAGATGTAATTGTGTTCGCAGCAACAATAAATGTATTACCAACTGAATTTCTAAAGATCAGAGTTTCATTATCGGCAAATGTTTTGGTTGTATTATTTGCGCCTGAGTTTGTGTATGAGACAAAAGCAGTAAAATAGTCAGGTGCTGCACCTTCAGATCCATCAACGGCATCTAACAGTTTGGCGGTCATGCCAGTAGATTCCCCTGTCACCGTGCAGTTTGCGATAACAGCATTATTGAAAAAATCTGTTAGAAGTATAATTCTATTATTGGCATCTTTATCTCTAAGTTTGACATAATCCCATTTTTGTACTTCGACATCACATCCGCTTATAACTGTTCCATTTTGAAGAATCTTATCGCCAAACCTTTCAATTTGATTTTGCAATATTGTCTGTAGTTGTGTCAGTTCCCTAGCTTGTACAGCATATCCAGGTCTGAACAACACCCGATGGAAGTTCTTATCCTCATTAAAGTCGTCAAAGAAAGGACTTTGGTTAAGGTTAGTTTCGATTGATGCCATTTATGATACCTTTAGAAATCTAGTATAATTTTAATATCTTCTATCTGATCAGGTGTTCTACTCACTGCTGTTATGTTTTCAGCGTAGAGAATCTCACCAGAAAATGTATTTGCCTCTGGTCCAACAATTGCTTCAACGGTTGCTATTGATGTGTTACTATCGCTTTTCAAAATAACATCATCTTTAGTGAACGCAGGTTGTTCCCCATAACTCTGTACACTATTTAGGTACATTGTGTAGAAGGATGTGTCAGATTGTGTTTCATCATCTCTGATGTAAACAATTTGAGCATTAGCGCCCTGTACCGCATTTTTCATCGCATTTGCTATTCGTTGCGATGGACCAAGTTCGGTCACAAATTCAAGAGTTCCCAACTCAGCAGATAATCTGTTTCTTTCGTTTGTTATGATATCATCTGAGTATAAAGGATTAACTGGCTGATCCCCATCAGAACTCACATATGATATAGTTGCCCTAGTTGTCAACCTTAAAGTTGATGGGCTGTTAGAAGTGTTGGCGATATATTCTGTTGCTTGGAAAACATTATTTGAATTCACCTTAAGAACTGGATCTTTTAAAATACTGATTGTTCTAAACTCAGTATTAGAAGGTATGTAACCAGCGCCTGTGGCTGACACGCCCTCGTTTCCATTAAATTGTACATTCAAAGCAATTCTATCAGCAGCAAGTTCTCTAACTGGGTCTGAACCATGACCACCAACTGGCGATATGATCGCATTAGCAGTGGCGCCAACGCCATGTATGCTATTTGCTGTGATCCGAACCTTGGCTCTTGTGTAATCAGAACCAACATTAATTACCGAAACATTGGCAATTGATCCAGTTCCAGTGTTAACCTTTGAATATGCTTGCGCCCCCTTACCATCCCCAACAACAGTCACAGTTGGCGATATGACAACTCGAGAATCAGTATTTGGAGTTGTCGCAAACGCAGCATTCACTGTTAGTGTTTTGCTAGAACCTTCCCACTTTATAATTCTTCGCAATTGTCCAACACCAGTTCCTGAAGAAATATATACACTAGATCCATTATAATAACCCTGAATAGAAGAAACATCGCCACCAGTTATTCTCAAAGATCTGCGACCACCAACCTCAACAACACCGTCAATAACTTGTTTATATCCAGAACCGACATCATTAGTTTCAATAACTTCAATCGCACCATTCACCGCTGCGTTTTGAACTGCTGCCTGCCTAGTTTGTTCTGGAGAAGCGTCTGGAGTTTCAATATTTTTAACTGGAATATGTACTGATGTTAAGAATTTATCCGCTTCTCCTAAAGAAACTGTGTACATATATTTCCATGTATAGCCATCAGAAGTGGTAAATGGTAGAGTAGAAAACCCTGTCGGCTTTACGGTTGATGATTGACCTTTGTTATTATACAGGCACTTATAAACATTATTTTCGTCAGTCATCACATAAAACTTTCTATAATATATGTCAACATCCGTATCTCGATACATTGAATAAACCGTACCTGAAGACCAATCGTGCCTTGTTGTTACATGAGAAACACTACCAGTGTCAATCTTTTTAGCTCCAACAAACTTTCTATGAATATCATATTGTAAACTTTGTTCGGTATCTACCACAAAAGATGGCGCTGGCTCATTTTCCCAATCTACAGTATTTCCAAGAACCGCATACAGAATGACAGAATTTTTTGTATTTCTTCCATCTGATGCGTTTAATGCCTTGACAAAAGCCTTAGCATTATTGATTGACAGATCTTTAGTTGCGTATCTATATGTTGCCATTAGGAAATCGTTCCTTTAGTGTAAAATATGTCAGCAGCAGCAATATCAGTTGCTGCCCACTGCACTTTTGTATTTGCCAAAGTGTCACTTGATACTATATTTAGTGGCATTTTTATATATTGTTTTGGTGATGTTTCGATAATTATTAGATCGCCATTGGAGTAGTGTTTAGTGTATTCGGTATTCGTGCCCACCAAATTGAAAGTAGTATTAGAAAGCGCCACGGTTCCATTAGCCTGCGTTCTAGTAGTATTGTTTGCAGTTGTCGTGACCTCAACAACAACATTCGAATGAGATTGATATTTGCCGAACAGCGATTGCCCAGAAGGATGTACAAGTTTCAAAGCAATTTCTTTATATCGTTGCAAAGAAATCGGAGAAACAATTTCATATGAGTATTCTTGATAGTATTTACTGTCTTGTATGTGCCCACGCTTAGAGGAAACATGACTTCTCGCGCTAGAATAATACCCTTGCGTATTCGCAACATTATTTAATTTCAAATCGACAACAGCTTGTGTTGAATTTGTTCTCCCTGAATCTTGAATTCTAACTCTTTCCCCATCAGAATATGAATATCCAGAATCAATTATTCTGAAACTTGTTGCTGTTCCGTTAGCTCCAACGCCTGGAGTTATTACAGCATTTTTACCGAGCACACCTTTATCTTCAACTGCTACAACTTTAGCGCTACCAGTTCCAGTTAAGGTTCTATTATCTAATCCACCAGGAACATAGCTGCCGTCATATTTGTAAATAGCAACTGGCTCGCCAACTTTGAAAATTACATTTCCAGGCTCTCTCTGTAAGAAATCTTGCCAAACTCTGACCGTTGTTTGATATGTTCCGTTGGCGAGAACAGTTGTTGTTGGTACAAGGTTTGGACCAGAGCCAGCTTTAATGTCACCCGAAGCCCCAGTATTTGCTTGGAACAACGCATCATTGGTATCGAGTGATGTTACGCTTGAGTTTCCAGTAACCCAATTCACATCATCCGATTGTAATGTAATATACTGTTCTCCGATTCCAAGAGCAGAAATGTTTGGTTCGACCACTTGAACTGTTGGAGCTACAGTAAACCCTGAACCGCCAACCCTATTTGAAAGTTCTTCTATTGTACCAAAGGTTGTAGTTTTAAATAATAAAGAATCTTCGAGTTTTGTATATACATTTTCAAAAGTTGTGTTAGAAGATGTAGTAGCAACAACGCCCACAGTAGTTGCGCTTCCGACCTTTCTGACATTTTGCCCCTGTACAAATGAAGCCATCGGTCCAGTTTCAAATTGACTTGACAGATTAGCTGTTGTATTCGCAGTAACTCTAAATGTAATTAAGTCTCTAACATCCCCACCACCAGCATCATATCCATTTGGGATTGTGTTGACAACTTTTTTAACAACAGCAAAAACATAATTATTACTGTATGGCGATTCGCTTTGAGAAACAAGTTCATCGCCTTCAGATATTGTATGAGTGTTACTGAACACACCTAATTGTAAAGCATGACCGCCAACAGTATTAGACTGAAAAGAAGAAACTGTTCCAATAGATGTCCCACCGCCACCAGCAAAATGTTTTTTGACAGTTTCTGTTGATGTAAATCTTTTATAGGTATCAACTCTAAACCAAGCGTCGCCAGACGTCCCGTCTACAATTTCATTGACAATACCGTTAGCGCCTGATGTTACACCAAAGATTGAATCGCCAACGCTCAGAACTCCAGCTCCAGTCGTTGCGATATTAATAGCTGCGTTTGTGTTATCTCTAAAATCGTTGTTAACCAAAACCTCATTTTGTTCAGGAAACCCAAAACTTGGAGAAGAAAGAAGCGTATTCGCAAATGTGTCCATTATTCCAGTAGAACTGTCAGAATATGTGACAAGCGGACCAGAAGAACCAAAAGCATTATTCCCGCTAATCAAATTAGTATTGAACGATAATGCGAATGTGTCGCCGATATCTGATTGCTGTAAATCGAAACTGGCAGGCGATTGCCCATCTCCACCAAATATATTGATTTGAGTTTCGCCTTGATCTTCACCGCCTATTGAAGAAGTATATCCTGAACCGCCTTCTGTGATAGAAAAAGTTATCGAGCCACCAAGGTCAACCGTATCTGTAACAACAACCTTACCAAAATCACCAACTTTATCCGAAATGATTTTAACTACATCACCCTTTCTATATTCAGCACCGCTGTTTACGATTGTGACAGAAGATATTCCAGCTTCAACCAATGGAGAAAATGTGTTTGCTGTCACTTCGCCCAGTAATCGAACAGGCTCTAAGTGATTAAATGAACCCTTGATATTTGATACAATGATTTGCATAATATCACGGCTTCTAACAACTCTACCAACAACATCTTCAACAAGAGCCTGCGCTCCAGACTCAGTTCCTATTATAGTCTTTCCAATAAAGTTGTAAACTTTTGGGTTGTAGTTTACAACTAAATATCTATCAAGCCTCCAATCCCCATCAGATACTTTTAACATTTGATCTGCTGGATAATTCACCGTAACATCTTCATTGTAGATGATTCTAAAAAGAAGTTTATATGAAGAAAGCGATCCTCGTCGGTTGTTGAATAATTTTACATATTTTGCAAAATTTCTCTTATCAGCCAAAATATCATGAGGAACTGATGGAAGAAGAGTGTCTTGAAAGAAATCAATATATTCATCTAGTGTGGTATTGATATCTCTATAATCTTGAATGTTTTGAATGACATCTGTCAACTTACCATTTTGCTCAAGATACTCATAATATGCTTCAACAAACGCAAGAAAATTTTGCCCATCTTCTTTATAAAAATCTGGGAATTGATTCTTTACAAGTTTTGACAGTTTTGCCTTTATCATTAGGTTTGTTCACCAACAACATTAATTATTGCATCGCCAGATTCCATAAGAAGAATCTGTTCCCTTACTGGAATGATATCCAAGTTTTCTGGAACCACAGTTACTTTTAATTCAGTATCAGCATAAGAAGATGGCAAGAAGTTTTCAACTTTGACAATACCATTTGTATAATCAATAGTTCCAGCCAAAACAATAATGTTTACTTTTTGCTTTTGATCATTATATCTAAATATAGAAACAACCCCAAGACCATCGTCTCCGAGGAATGCTGGGAATCCATTATATGTAAATTCAGTTGAAGATAACGATCCAGGCCTAATCTCATTATTATAATTTAGTTCAACCAACTCAGCAATATTTGTATTCGGAGTAATTCGTTTTTGAATCTCAATACTCGCGCCATTATTCAAAATAGCACCGCCAGATGTATTATCCAAAGAACGAACAAATCTTGAGAATCTAAACCTATTACCAAACCTTTCTAGATTATTTGTGGCATATTCTTGGACAGCTGTTCTAATATTTTGCTCAACCGCAGAATCTGTCAAGGAAGAACGTGTTATGTCATAATATGTGGTGATCGAAGGAATGATATATGTATAATCAGCGTCAATAATAACTGGATCAACAGCAAGAGGCGTTCTTGTAATTATTGATGATCTGATTGCTTGTTTTCTGTTTTGAGTTGCAAACTGCTCGCCAAAAGGCTTAACAGCAATAAAAACCTTACCATTTACGGCAGGAGATGCTTGCTCGCCACCATAAGCTATCACAGATTGTAAGTCAGGATTTTCGCTTAAAAGTATTCGTTGATAATCCTCAGCAACAACTGCCCTATTTTGCGTTTGGTAATTTCTGGGAGCCGAAAATTTGATTGATTCTATGGTTTCTTGTGGACGACCACCGTTTGCGTTTGTCGCAACAGAAGTTACAACTGCGCTAGTATATGGCGTCCCAATATCAATTGAATCAACACTAAACGTAGATGCGCCATTAGTTTCTTCGCCATTATTTACAAGATATTCAACTGTGATTATATTTCCTGGCTTAACTGACTTACCTAATGATCCTGAACCGAAAACGACTTCATATTTTTGATCAGCAGCTTCTTCAATAAAATATAATGGACTTGTTGACCCCACTTGTTCAATATTAGTCGCGCGATTGTATTCGATAGTGGTTGTATCGGTCGCAGATTCTTGAACGCTTACTGTTATGCTAGTTGTATCAACGCCAGCATTTGGTATAATATATCTAACAGGATTCGTTGCGCTCACAGTCCAACTATGAGAAAGTGGCTCTCCTTCTTTAATTGTTATCTTCTTAACAAAAGTATTAGCAGAAGAACGAGTTACTTTATTTGCCGAAGGGGTGACATATGTGTATGTTATATCATCAACTGTTGTGGTGAATTTTGAATTCTTAGGAATTGTAAATTGATTTACTGTAGCGCCAACTCCTTTGAATTGAATATTAATTTCAGCCCTAGCGCCGACGGAAGAAATTGGAACATAACCCAATTCTTTAGCTCTTGATACAACTGAGTCTCTTTGTTGAGCAGTATCCAAAAACATTTCATTAGCAACCATATTCAAATAGTATGCGTTATAATGAGTATTATACGCAAGCACATCAAGAAGAACTGCCATCGCAGAACCTTCAAAATTATAATCTTTGAATTGGTCTTGGCTGCTTAAATATGTTTTTAGATTTGATCTTATTTGATCAAAGTCTAGTTCTGAAACTTGTAAATATGTATTTGCCGTCATTTACCTGACTCTTTCTAATATTACATCCAGAACAATTGGCTCTGGATCGTTGATTATCATAAACGCCACTGAAACAATTAGCGCATGTTCTTCTCTTCTTTCTTCTACCAAAACCTCAATTACATCAGCTCTTGGTTCATAATTTGATATCACTTCTCGAATAGTATTTTCCATTTGCTGTTTTATTGCTGGAGTGAATAATTCAAAAAGATAATATCGAATACTACAACCAATATTAGATTTAAATGGTCGCTCATAATAATCTGTAAGTATCAATGATTTTACTGATTGCCTAACAGCATCCCTGTTAACCTTTCTCGAAACCTTTCTCGTGATTGGATGAGCGAAAAAGCCCAAGTCCAAATCGCTGAATATTTCTTTCTTTTTGGTTTTAACTCCAGCCATTATTACCTACTATGAGTTCTTAGATTCCTGTATTTCTTTTCTTCGATCTTTACAAAGTTTGCTTATTTCAGCTAGAGCCTTTCTTGCCCTTGTACCAGCTGACTTATTTCCACCTTGAAATTTATCGTTTTCTTGAATATATGTTTCAAACAAATTAACTAAACTATCGTGATTCATAAAATAATCCTTGACTTTTCCAAACAATCAGGTATAATAAAGGTGTACCGCTTTAAGGTATATAAGTTTCTATTTATAACCGCTAGAAAGATTATAACTTAATATTCACCTTACAATATTATTTTGGCTTGCTAGTAGTTCCAGCGCCAGTTCCTGGAGTATCTGTATGAGTATGACCTTTACCAGAGATACCAGCAGAAATATGATCACCAGACGCTGTTGATGTTCCAGTAATATTAATATCACCTGTTAAATTTATATCACCTGTCCAGTTAGTTGTTGGAGTATCTACAGTTGTAGTTCCAGCAATAGTTAAACTAGCATCGCCATCAACAAACACAGTTACATTACCTTTGACATGAACAGAATCGTCATTGGCCACCAAAGTGTAATTATCTTTAACAACTCGAGTGACTTTAGTTCCATCTGGATAAATTTCATAATGAGTCCCGCTTTTATGAAATTCTTTTATTCGCTCAACTCCAGATGTATCGTCATACTCTTTATAGTGTCCCGACTCTGTAGCTTTGACATGATTCATTGGATAAACTGGCGAATATGGAGAAGCTGGGATACTTATTTTCCCTGCGTCTTCAGTAGTGTCATCAGCAACGCCTCGCGCTCTTTTATTCAAATCAGATTCATTAACATATTTTGGATAAACGCCATTTGGGTCATTGAATCCTAGTGTTGGCTCAGCAGCCTCGGATGGCGCCCCAGCAATAGTTCCTATTATTGCAGGTTCCTGCGCCCTATCTCCATCCAAAAAGAAACCAACAACCCACGTTCCCTCAACCATCCCCGTCGGCGATGTACCAACCCCACTTACTGAAGCGGAATCAACGCCATTCAAAGGTATTGCCCAAGGTAGATTTTCTGTTGGTATTTGATCTTTGCTATCGGTGTGATATCCATATGCGCGCACTCGGACG